TGTCCTGCAGGAAGCGAACTCCGCCGATGCCAGCATTTTGCGCAAATTCACTATCGTTTTGATAAATTCCTTTGCTCGATACCTGCACCGCCAAAAAAGGGAGGACTTCGTAAAATACAGCAAAAGCAGTATAACGCATTAAATAGGAAGTCCATAGAGATTCGTAAGCGGCATCCATAGGAAATTTTAACACAATTGGCCCGACTGCAGGATTATAATTACTTTCTAAAGCGTTCTGATTCAATACAAGATCCTCGTATAAATCTGCGCCCAAAACAGGCAGCAGGAACCGCTCCTCAGCCGACAAAATATGCGGAGCAATAACGTTAACGTCGAATCTCGCAGTCGTTGGAGCTGGCCGATAAACGCCAGTATTTACGACTTCCGCAGGTTTAATTAATGTTGTCATCGATAGAGTTATTTTCTTCTTTTGATTGCTCTTCTGTTGGTTGCCATCCTAATTCCGCTCGCATCTCGTCGGTTGTCAAAACTTGCGAGACTGGTATATCGCCCGCAAAACTTACTGGCATCGGCTTAGCAATATCGAGCGCAATGTTAGACCAATTATTCCCGAGATAAATTCCTGCGTCTTGAATAATCGGATTAAGGAATTTAGATAAAAAATGCCTTTGCATTGGCCTTATTACTGTATTGTATACTATATCAAATTCGGATCTTATCTGCTGATTACTGCCGAGACTTCCTGCGGTCCTTAAACCAGTTAACGAAACGCTCCATCGATGCGCCGCGATAATATTTTGCTGCGCTAAATTTTGCAGATTCATAAACTCGCCTTCCGATTTGTTGTCCAATATCTGTACGTCTGACTTATAGCTCGGATCTCTTAACGCTTGTATGAACATCTTAGAATTGTTACCAGTACCAGTAAAGCAGTCTTTCATCGCTTGCACTACCTTTCGAGCCTCCTCTCCATTAGCGGACCCAAACAGCGAAATTATAGCGCTCGGAGTAAATCCATTCTCAAATTTGCTTTGGTTGTACTTTGGTATTCTATATTCAAGCTCTGCCCATATTTTTGCAGATACCCAGTCGGGGATCCCCCAATAAACCAAAGTAGGCTCGTAGTTTTTCAGGTGAACTATTGATTTTTCCACGCCTCCAAAATTTTCAAATTTCGGAAATATAGGCAAATCGATAACAACTGCAGGAGTAACTTCATAGCTCTCCTCAAACTCGCTTGATACGCCTATATGCGTAGGATACATCTCACTTTTTTCCGCTTTTCGAGGTCTGCACCAAGTTATCGGAAGAGGACGAACATAATATTTTTTTGTCTGCCCTACCTTTATTCGCTGTACTTCGATAAAAGCGTTACCAAAACTCGAAAAATCCTTTGCAATTTTGAAAGAAACCTCCTCGATATTTTCGCCTTCTGGAGTAATAACAGAAAGCCACTCGTTTAATGTTTGCAGCTGATCCTCTGTTATATCTGCAGCCTCTTTTTTTATCGCTTTAGAGCTCGTTACAATACTCATAGAGCTATTGGGAACCGCATAAAAGCCATCGCCCAAAAAATAATTAACTTTCTGCTGGATAATTCCGCTCGTCGTTGGACTATTATTGCATATTGCTTGTATTCGATCCAATCTGCAAAGATCGTAAGTCGAAAAAGGAATATAATTCCAGTACGTATTTTCGAGCAGCTCTTTAGATGGCTCCCTAAAAATGTCATCCATTTTAAAAGGCGGAAGTCCGAGATTAAGCGAACCCCACGCATAGACGTCATTATCAATTTTTGGCTTACTCTGAGGCGTTCTCCTGCTCATCCTTATATATATTAGTTTCTGTTATAAAGTTGTCTAAAGGCTTATTTTTTGGCTTTTTACCTAATAATTCAACACCTTTGAATCCGATTCTATATAAGTGCTGCAATTGGTCCTGAGTTGCCTTTGACAAATGTACGGTAAATTCTGTATTATAGACCGTACAATCGATAAATTTATCTTTTACTTTAAACATAAAAACAGTTTTTTTAATTTAAAAAAGGGAGAGGATAAATACCCTCCCCCTCCGTATAAATTTATTTAAATCTAAAAAATTTAGACTGGAATAGTAACAGTCGAAGCAACAGGAATCGCTTGAACGGTACCTCTTGAAGTCAAAGTGATCGTCGATTGATTTTGGTCGTTAATCGCTGTACCCGTAACTGTTTCGAAGTTAGTTAGCTGAGCAGGATAAGCAATTCCTAAAGTAGTTAAATTATTTGGAGCGCCCCACAACCATCTTGATCCATTGTTTTCCTCATGAATAACAACAAATCCGCAGCAACAATCTTGGAGCTCCTTAATTGCTTCTCTCGTTGACAAAGCATGACAAGGAAATACGGCGACCAAAGTTTGAGTGATTACTGTATTACAGTTAGCTCTTTCGCCAGTTTCCGTAAAGTTTGCGGTCTCCTGGTAAGGCTCAAATTCATAGAATTTTGTAGCTCCTACCATTGTGATTGTATCAATTTCGCCACCAGTAATATTTAATGAAGCGACATCCTCTTTTGAAGCGACCCAGAACTTTCCCAAGCCACCTGCGCAAGCATTAGCGCAGTCTATTGTTAAACCAGTCGTTAGACAGCTCATAATTTTTGTATTTATAGTTTTTTAAAATGCAGGAGAGAGATCCACTCCCTCCTGCTATTGTCTTTGATTTCTAATAAGCGACAGTAAAGAAATCGCTATGCTTATAGTTAAAACCAAGATAGAATCTTGATTTAACTTTAAGTTTCTCCTCTTCCTCGTCATGCCAAACGATAGCTTGGTTTGTCGGATTTGCTATATCTGTACCCAGTACGAGATTTGTTCTCTCCGTATAAAGTACAAAATTAGCATCTGCAGGAATGGCGAGATACTGAGCAGCATATTGCGCCCAGTCGTACATCGGACGAACCTCGATGCCGTTAAACGTCAAACGCTGAGCGCCATTCGTTAACAATGTCAAGTGAGCAGCAGAAGAAACGCCATTGTTTTGCAGATCCTGCAGATATTGGCGATAAACGTTAGCCGATACGAGTAATACTTTCTGAGCCTCTGGTACCGCAGAAAGAACGTTAGAGGCATTTTCCCAAACAGCAGTAAGCAAATCGATACCATCGCCAGCTCCCAACGGCGTACCGCTATTTGAATTGATGTAAGGAATAAGATTCGCAGCAACCAGCTGAGGTAGATAAACGGACCACATACCATCGGTCATATTAACAGCTTCGTCAGTACTTGCCTTATTGCCGAAAAACGCTGCCTTCAACATTTGCTTACGTAAAGACTGCTGCATTCTCGTCATAAGGATCTGAGCGAAAACAGTTCCTTCCAGATTTGTCGACTGGCTTCCTGCTTTTAATTTTTGTTTGTAAACTGTTCCGACAAATTCGTCGTAACACATCTCCAAATTTACTTTTATCTCCTCGGTGTCGATACAACGCTCGAAAAGTGAAAGACTACCTTTCGGAGTCCATCCGCAGCCATTAGCCAGCTGCATAATATCCTCCATCGCACCAACGTAGCCGACGTTCTGCTTTTTGTTTACCATTACCATAACGTCGAAAATCTCCTCGATTTCGGCATCAAAAAATATTGGTTTAAAGAGCATTTCTTGCGCCTGAGTACCGACTAAACCGATACGAAATTGTCCAGCTTCAACCTTTGCCATTATATTAGATTTTGATTTTTTGAAATATTATTTATTACGCTAAAGTATAAGTAATTGTAATTACTTGAGTGGTGCCATCCGTGTAATTAAACACTACGGTACCCGAATAGCTGCCTACGGCCCCAGAACTATCGAGAGTCGTTGCTATCTTACGAATATTAGTAGCGAACAAAGTACCAGAACCGACCAGAGTAGTATCAAAAGCAGCTGATAAAACATCGCCAGTTATAGAAATTGTCGCAACTCTCAAAGCATTTACGCCAACGTTTTGAACGTAAAAATCGAAGTCCTCAGAAGTTCCGCCATCAGGGAAAGCTCCTGCAGGAACAGTCGTAAGATTATAAGTTCCGCCTTCTGTAGCCGACGCTCTCAAAAGACCGATACCGATTTCTCTCGTATCAATATCAATACCATCAGCAGGACTATAACTAAAGTTAAATTTCTTGGAGCAAGCGCAGCCAAAAATGCCACCCTCGCCGATCTGAATGCTAATAGTTGCGGTCCATATAGCAGAGCTATCTAAAGCCGAAGTATCTAAGGTACCTCCACCGCTATCAGTAGCAAAATTTCCTAAGCCATCAGTAAACTGGGCATTTAATACGATTGTATCCGCATAAGTACTTGTCGGAGCTGCATAAGTTACAGTAGTTGTTCCGCCAGTCGTTGAGATTTCCACAACCAGCTCGATGCCGCAATCTCCACACTCTTCGACTTTTAAAATCTCAGCGTTTGCAGCGTTTGCAAGTGGATTAGTACGGGAGAAGAATGCGTCTTCGCTATTTCCTTCTTCGAAAAAATTATCTTTTAAGTAAGACATTGTTTTTTAGTTTTTGATAAGTGAGTTAATAAATGCTGAAGCCTGAGTGATTTGATCCTGAGTAAAACCGATCTCTGATTTTATCTCTCCTTTTGGCTCGCTTTTATAGTTTATTTTAGCTTTGATTTCAGCCTCTACGTTTTCGAGTTCCTGCTGTTTGCTTTCGATCTTTTTTTGCAGGTCCGCCAGCTTAGCTTCCAGCTCCGATTCTTTAGTATCCGTTTTTGCCTCTGCTTTTTCTTCGACTTTTTCCTCTTCGACTTTTGCTTCCTCTAATGCAGGAGCCTCTCCGCTTTGCGATTCGAAAGCCTCTTTAAATTCTGCTTTTAATCCGAGCCAGATTGCCATCTGCTCGAGTAACGTTTTCTTTTCAGATGCCATTGTTACGATTGTTTTTGGAATGTTTTTAAAATTTTTAGCCTCTGCCCTAATCTGGGCGAATGTTTCTTCGTAGATTTCTTCGTATTGCTTTTCCTCTTCCATTACGCTATCGATTAAACCAAGCTCCGCCGCTTCATCAGCCGTTAGCCATGTCTCCATCGCCATCATTCTTTTTACTTCTTCGAGCGTTTTGTTTCGGTCATCCTCGATTAGCTTTCCTTTGCTTTCTATTTGTGTTGTGTATATTTCTGCCATCTGCTCGTCTATCTTTTTCAACAGCTCGACAGATCTCTCCAATTCCATTGCGTTACCCTCAGCGCCTCCCCAGCTATTATGTAGCATAAAAAAGGAATTTTTTAACATCTTTTTTTCCTTAGCTGCTAACAGAATGATCGTCGCAGCTGATGCAACTATGCCGATTCCTTTGCCGATTGTTTTGCCTCCGTACTGAGAGATAATTCCAGCAATGGATAGGCCATCAAAAACGGAACCGCCCGAGCTGCTAACGTTTATTATTACGTCTTGACCGCCTGCATTAGATAGCGCTGCCATAACACTGTCCTTTGTTTCTGAGTCCTTTGCTCCTATAGTGCCAAATATATTTAATTCAATAGCCATTATCAGTAAGTTTTGTCGATATTTTACAAATGTATTGC